ACGGGGGTGACAAGACCCTCGACTGCCTTCTCATACATATCTCGCTGTTCGGGGTCTGTGGTCGTGAGGGAGATGTTCCATTGGTCCAACCGAACATAGCCTTCACTGACGATCCACCCGAGAAGGGAAGCAACCTGGGGGGTCAGGTCGAGGGGGATGTTCGTGTCCGAGGTTGCGTTGGTTCGGAAGACTGCCGGGTCATCCGGGGTTCGGCAGAAAGGGCGCTCTGCAAACATCCCCCAGCGGCGGTCGATGCACACGACATCGCTCTCGGCGAGATCCACGAGGGGCGTCCACTGGATGGATCCATCTCGGAAGGTCAGAATCTTGTGCGGGCCGGTGCCCTCGATCTCATATCCCTGCCGGGTCACGACCTTGCGGGTCTGGCGGATCCCGTCGAAGTAGATGTGGCTGGTCAGTTCCGGGTTGTTTTTCCCGTGGACGACCACCTCCAAAGGGGCATCCTGTTCGGGTTCGAGACCCTGCCCCAGTTCTCCAATGGAGATGAAACCCTCTGCGGTCTGGACGAGGGTATCCCCGACGACGCACTTGCCCGAGCCCGCCCCGGCGGCGACCACCTTCTTGCCGGTGGCGACCATGGCCGCCTCCTGGTCGGCGTTCAGAGAGAGGCGCTGGCCCGTGTCGGTCCGGTGGCCGGTGTTCGGCTTGAAGGCCGCTGCGGCGGCGGCTTGGAGAGCACCTTGGTCGCCTCCGGCGTTCTCCTCCATCTTGGCGAGGACGGCTGCCTTCTCCGCCGCCAGGGCGGCAGCCTTCTCGGAGTTCGGGGGAGCACCGGCCAACTGAAGGTCGATCTGCTGGGCGGTCGTGGCGAGGTTGGCCAGGCTCTCCACGTCGGCCATGGTCGTCTCGGCCCCGGAGATCGAGGCCCCCATCGTCTCGGCCACCTGAGCGAGCCACTTGCGGGGGACCTGGAGGCCGGAGACTGCCGGGATGACCGCTCCCTGCCGGACGACCGACACCGGGTCGTCCTCGTTGAGCATCGACATGACGCTCATCCCCGCCTTGCGGGACTTGCCAGAGAACAGGGTGCGGAAGACCGCCTGGTGGGAGCGGAACCACTCGAACAGGAGCTTCAGGAAGTTGGCCTTGTTCCGAGCCCGGTCGGAGGGGCTCCCAGAGCGCTGCCAGCGGTGGAACGGGGCCTTGAGCCGAGCGGCATCCGACCGCTCGATGATGGGGGCCAGGTGGACCTCAGCCGCTTCATCCAGGGTGGACAGGTAGCGGCGAGCGAGCATCTCCCCCCGCTTGGCGAGGGCATCCGGTTCGGCTCCCGACTGCTCCAGCCAGGAGAAAAAGGCGTCGAACCCGATGTAGAACGGGATGAGGTCCATCAACCGCTCGGGCTGGACGACCTTGTCCTCAGCGGCTCGTTTGCGTGTGCTCATGCTGGTCGTTTTCTCCGTAAAGCCTTGGCTCCGTTGGGGCCTCACCTGTCGGCCAAGCATAGGCTTTCTATTGACGGCCCTGACTTCTGCCGAGCACCTGACGGCAAATCTCGTAGAACTCCTGCTCGGTTCGAGAACCCTTGGTCGTGTTCATCAGATAGGTGCAGAGAACCACGTTTCCTTTGACGTAGCCTTTTTGGGGGTCGAGCCGGTCAACCGACATTGACTCGGATGTAGCGTGACCTTTGCCGTAGGAGTCCCAGTCCATTTCGACTCCCGAGTAGTAGCAGAGGCCCTTCTGTTGATGGAACAACCCGACCAGGTAGTCCGGCTCAAGGTCGAACGGGACCCCCTGTGTCCGAGCCCGCTTGGCGTACCCGCCTTTCTGCCGGGCGAAGTACCAGCGAAGGGCAACATCACCACCCTCTGTGAGGTTTCGTTCCCGCCATCTGTCGTGCCGGTGGCGGGCTGCGGTCTTCCTTTCGGGGTCGGCATGGTACAGCCGGGTTTTGTCCCTGGTGCATGGAATACAATAGGGTTGCCGTCGTTCCCCCGCAGAATACCTGGTGTCCGAATACCAGCGGTAGGACTCACGGGACAACCACTCCCCACAGGATGAGCACTTGTAGGTCCCGTCAGGACGTTCCGTCTCAGCCTTCATGCAAACCCTGCTACAATAATAGGTTTTACCCTCCTTCACTTTGCTGTCATGGCGACGAACAGAGGCTCCACAGGGGCATTTGAGGGTAAGGTATGGCATGGATGGTCCTTCGATTCCGTAATACTCATTTGCCTGGGCCTATAGGAGAAGTACCGTGAGAATCCAATTGATGAGTGACCTCCATTTCGAGTTCCACCCGGACGGGGGCAAGTCTTTCGTGGATTCCCTGGACCCAGATGGTGTGGATGTCCTCGTGTTGGCTGGGGATATCGGGGTCGTGAAAGGCGGGTCCCTGCACCGAGGGTTTGACCTTTTAGCCACGAAATATCGAGGAATTCCCATCATTTTTCTGATGGGAAACCATGAACTCTATGGATCCAGCCCTGATTGGGCTGAGGAACAGGTCGACGCCCTGACCAAGGATCACCCCAACCTCCACTGGCTGGAGAACAACACCGTGGAGATTGGGGGTCAACGGTTCGTCGGGTCCACCCTCTGGTTCCCCAACCTGCCCGATGGGCAGAATACCCGTTTCTCCAGGGGTCTCAACGACTTCCATCTGATTTACGACTTCCAGCAGTGGGTCTACGATCACAATGCCGCCTCGGTGGAGTTCCTGACCAGGGAGGTCCAGCCGGGGGACGTTGTTGTGACCCACCACATCCCAACGGTTCAGGGGGTTCACCCTCGGTGGCTCCATGACGTGCAGGGGTTCGGTCGGTTCTTCCTGTCCCAGATGCCGGATGATGTGCTCCAGCGCCCAAAGCTCTGGTTCTACGGCCACACGCACGATTCCATGGACTTCGAGATCGGGGGCTGCCGGTTCCTGTGCAATCCCTTCGGGTACGTCCGGCGGGAGGAGAACCCGAGATTCAACCCGAAGCTCCTCATGGGGGTGTGAGGTGCGGGTCGCCGTCGTGGGCTCCCGGGGCTACCCCAACGAAGGGCTCGTCCGGGCCTTCGTTCGGACGCTCGCAGCCCGGGACCCCAAGACCGTCATCATCTCCGGTGGTGCCCGAGGCGTGGACACCTGGGCAGCCGACGAGGCCCGAAAAGCTGGGCTCGATGTCGAGGAGTACCTGGCCGACTGGGACCGGCTCGGGAGAACGGCGGGCTTTGCCCGGAACACGACCATCGTTGAACAATCCGATGTCGTCGTGGCGTTCCACGACGGCCGGAGTCGGGGGACACTGGACACCATCAGGAAGACCCAAGGGGCCGGGAAGCGGCTGTTCGTCCTCGGGCCTGATTCGGCCCCACGGTAGGGTTCCTATCGGCCCAGCCGAGTAGGAGAGCCCGATGCTGAACCGCCTGTCGCTCGTCAACTATCGAGGGTTCCCGGTCACGCCGGACACCCAAGATGCGCTCGTGCGACTGGGGAAGCGGGCTGACGAGGCCGGGAAGTGGGCGCTCACCCTCCTGGGACCCTCACCCGGGGCGGGGAAAGGGAACATGCTCTCCTTGGCCTCTGCGGGCAGGGAGGTTCACTTTCGACTCAGCCGGTCGGATAGGGATGAGCAGACGGCCCTCAACGCCGCCTGGGCTTGCGCCATCCCTTTGGGATTCACGCCGCACGACCGCTGGCCCCGTGTTTCGCCGACCTCCCACATCTACTACTACTTGGGGCCGTGGCAGACCTTGAACGACCGGCTTCTCGCCGAGGGGCGGGGGCACCTGGCGTGGCCCTCGGTCTGCGCCGCAGCCCAGGCGGACGTGGGGGTCTGGTCGGGGGACAAGACCCTCGAACGGTTCGTCCAGGCGCAACTCCATCGGGTCGGGAAGAACATCGGCCCCGTGGACGGGGTCATTGGCCCGAGGACCACAACGGGCGTCGAGTCCCTCGGGCTCAAACGCCCGACCCTCCCCCAGGTGGCCGAGCATCTCAGGGTAGCATCGCTGACTCCACCCAAATCCCAGGCTCAGAAGCCTCTCCGGGGCCACTTGTCCGTTCCCGGCTACAACGTCCGGGTCCAGGCGTTCGGAGGGGTGCAGGCCCAGCAGCACGGGGACTCTGGGGCCTTTTTGACCGCCACCGGACCAGGTCGCCTGGTCGTCGAGGTGCAGAAGTGAGCGGGTTCCTCCAACGGCTCAAGCGGGAGCATGGGGGTGACCTGGCCCCGCTTGAGAGGCTCGCCAAGGCTGTGGGCAAAGAGTTGGAGGACTTCGCCTTCTCCCAGGGGAAGATGGTGGTATCCGAGATCCAGAAGGCGGCCCGGAGAGCCAGAGTTCCTTTGCCCTACCTCTTCTGGACTCTGGTGGAACAGCCTCAGTTGTGGCCCCCGCTGGACCCGAAGAAGAAATCCAGCCTCAATTGGGCCGTATTCCTCATGGAGGAGAGCAAGGCCACCCCGAACTACGCTTCGGGGTTCCAGCTTCCTGACGAGGGGGATGAGCCTGCCGTCGAGGACGTGATCACGGCGGCAGCCACATGGGCTCACGGTCCTTTGTGGGGCGGTCTCCTGCGGAAGTACATGGCCATCCTCGACGCCAAGAAGGGCGAGGCCGCCAAGCTGCTCGGAACGAGCACCGATGACGCCAGAGCCCGCCTCGAATCCACGTTCCTGGTGGCGGTCAACCGGCATCCGAGGTGGTTCCGGCACACCGACCTCCTGGCCTGGGTCGTCCGGCTCTTCCTCAAGTAGGGGGCTCCTACTCCTGCCAAGAGGGGTAGTCGGAGGGGAACCAGCGAGGACCCGGATGTCGAAACCGATGAGCCCAGAACTGGATGCGGCGTACAAGAAGCTGAAGATCCTTCGTACCCGCACGGATCTGAAGCTCAAGCCGAACCCGTACCTCAAGGACACGTTCACCGGGTTCGACGGCAAAGAGCATCCCCTCACGGTCCGCTACTACCAGGTGCAGATGATCCTTCACCTGGTCGCCATGACCCGGTTCGTCGTCGGGGATGACACGGGTCTTGGCAAGACCCTGGAGGCCATCGCCGCCCTGACGTTCATCTGGTCCCAGAACCCCAACCAGAAGGTCATCATCCTGACCACGAAGTCGGCGACCCCGCAATGGGGGGCCGAGGTCAAGAAGTTCACCGATGGCGTCACGCCTTACGTCTGCCAGGGATCTCCGGGCTTCCGGCGGATGATCCGAGACCAGTTCGAGCAGCACGCCGGGAGCCCCGCTGTGCTCGTGATGGGCTATCGGACAGCCGTGCAGGACTTCAAGCACATTCAGGACTGGGACGGCTACATCCTTATCACCGACGAGGCCACCGCCTACAAGAACCCGAAGACCCAGGTACATCAGGTGGTCGAGTTCATGGCAAGCGTGAGCAAGCGGGTTTGGGCGCTCACGGCCACCCTCATCAAGAACAACCTCGTCGAAGGCTACGGCATCTACCGGGTCGTCCAGCCCAACGTGTTCGTCAACGACCAGGGCAAGCCCATGTCGTTGACGCAGTTCATGTACTACTTCTGCATCGTCGAGATGATGGCCCTCCGCCGTGGACCCCGCATCCCCCGGGTGGTGGGTTATTACCCCGACAAGGTGAAGGAGTTCCGAGAGAAGATCGATGCCTTCTACCTCGGGAGGCCCAAGCACGCCGTCGCCGATGAACTTCCGTCCCTCACCCTGCGGACCATCGAGGTCGGCCTCTCTCCCGAACAGGCGGCCAAGTACCGGGAGGCCCTTGGCGGGCTCCTGACCGTCGGCGAGGCCACGGGAGACGAGAAGACCAAAGAGGTCACCAAGCTCACCGCCATCACCTACTGCCAGCAGATCGTCAACCACCCGGCCCTTATCGAGTGCAGTGGTGGCAGCGAGAAGCTCGACGCCCTCATCGAGCTTCTGACCGACGGAGACCTGGCCGACGAGAAGGTCATCATCTTCACCCGGTTCAAGAAGATGGTGAACCTGCTCATGCCTGTGCTGGAGAAGCGCCTGGGCAAAGGAAAGGCCGTCCGCATCACCGGAGACGAGAACGGACAGCAGCGGGAGGAGGCCAAGGCTGCATTCCAGAATCCCGATTCTGGAGTGCAGGTGGTGTGCATCACGATGGCGGGCTCGGACGCCATCAACCTCCAGGCGGCCAAGGCCATCGTTTTCTTCGACACACCTTTCTCGGCGGGGGACTACCTTCAGATCCTCGGCCGCATGATCCGCATCGGGTCCATCCACGCCGGTGTCTACGCCATCCACCTGGTCGCCCGGTGGGACCGGAAGACCGTGGACCACCGCATCATGGAGATCCTCACGAAGAAGATGCGCCTGCTCGAAGCGGTCCTCGGCAAGCGGCTCAAGGGCGAGAGCGTGTCCGATGAGGTGATCTCCGCCACCAGCGACGTGAACGACCTGTTCGACGCCCTCAAGGCGGACGCCAAGGAGGTCGCTGGGGGCACAGGTTCGGGTAACAAGAAGGTGGACATCTCGAAGGTGCTCCCCTCGGACGAAGCTCCTGCCGCCGTGCAGCGTCCAGAGCCGCCGGGGGACGAGATCAGCCTGGACGACTGGGACTGAGGGATGACAAGGGCGGAAAGCGATTACCCCACGGGGGATGGGCACCCGGGCTGCCTCAAGTGCAAGGGCCGGGGTGTTGTTCCAGTCCCAGAGAGCGAGCTACCCCGTTTTGCTCTCCCGGGGGCGACCCGGTTCTGCGGGTGTGTCCGTGAGCGGGATCTGTTGGACAACCTCAAGCGGGGTTGGGGGACGGCCCTGGTCGAGTCTCCTTCGGCCGTTTCCAGCCCCCTCATGGGGAAACAGACCCGGAACGTCTGGCTCCGTTGCCCTTTGCCTGACCTCAAGGCCCACCTCCGTTGCGTGGCCATGAAACAGTCGCCGCAGTGGCCGTTTCGGGTCATCACCGACGCCGACCTGATGACCACCTGGCTGTACTCGGCCGACGAGGTCCACGACGCCGACGTGGAGGTCGCCCGGCAGCGGGGGCAGAACACCCACAGCAGGATTGGAGACCTGGTCGAGCCCTGGGACCTCCTCATCATCCGCCTGGGGGTCAAGGCGGCCCGGAACCAGGCGTTGCCGGAGGTGTTCTTGGAGGCCCTGTACTACCGAGATCATCTCGGGCTGCCCACATGGGTAGTAGACAGTGTGGCGAAGCCTTTCCGCCAGGAGCACCGAGCCTGGAGCGACGTTGCCCAGGAGCACCTGGTCGAGAACTTCGAGTTCATCGAGATCGACCCCGGGGCCGCCGAGCCCACCCCCCGGACGGAGATCCCAGCACGCTACACCACCACCGGCTTCGACGAGACACCCGAGGAAGAAGACCAGGACGACCTTCTGGATGAGGGTGGGCACGTCAAGATCAAGAAGCGGGACTGGAGGAACTCGTGAAGTACCTCTTGCGCTCTTGCTTCATCGCCGACCCTGGGGACGACCAGGAGTTGTTCCTGCGGAACTTTCTGGCCCTTCAGGACAGCGGCTTGGGGTTCGACCGGGTCGAGGACATCGTCATCTGGGAGTTCATCAGGGAGTTCGTCCACACCCACAACCACATCCCGAAGTTCGGCACCATCACCGAGCACTTCACCCGCAAAGGTGAAGACGAGGTGGTGGACCGCCTCCAGATGGTGGTCTCCCTGCCGCCCAAGAGCCGGGGAGACTTCCTCAAGCGGCTCGAAGACAAGGCCAACGACCGGCGGCTCCACATGTGGACCGAGATCCTCAAGGAAGCCGGGACCATCACGACGAGCGGGATGAAGATCAAGCAGGGCAAGGGGGAGATCATCCTCCACGGCCCCATCGACGCCGCCCGCTACGTCGTCGAGAAAAGCCACGGAATCGTGGCTCCGACCCTGGGGACCAAGCTCTCCGGGGAGGTGACCAGCGACGGGCAGGGGTTCAAGGAACGCTACGAGAGGGTGGAAGCAGACCCCCTGGCGGGGATCGGTCAACACACCGGCATCATGCAGATGGACGAGGCTCTCTCCGGGGCGAAGAGGGGTGAGCTTTGGATCCATGCCGCTTTCACGGGCGGCCTGAAAAGCACCTTCGCCCTCAACTGGGCCTACAACCAGGCCGTCTACTACAAGCACGACTCCGTCTATTTCTCGCTGGAGATGCCCTACGAGCAAGTGCGGAACATGCTCTACGCCATGCACACGGCCCACCCGAAGTTCAAGGCCGTGCGGACCAGGCTGGGCATCCAGAAGGACCCCGAGGCCACAGTGGGCCTCCATTACCTCCTCATCCGAGATGGGTCCCTCCCGCCGAACCAGCGGGAGTTCCTGTTCGACTACGTGGTCCCCGACTTCAACGACCCTGGGAACCACTACGGCAAAATCCACATCGAGGTCGCCGACCCCGAGAAGCACGATTTCACCATCGTGGACCTGCGGACGAAGGCGGAGTTGATCTACAGCAAGTCCCCCTTCGCTACCATCTTCGTGGATCACGCTGGGTTGATGGCCCCTCGCAAGTGGGTTTCCTCAACGACCGAGCGTCAGAACGAGGTCATTCGTGACCTCAAGAAGATCGCCATGGGGTTCCATCGGGGGCTCGGAATCGCTGTCGTCGCCCTGTTCCAGATCAACCGGGAGGGCTACAAGCGGATCCTCAAGATCAAGGACATCAACGACGCCAAGGACAAGGGGGAAGGCAAGCCGCCAGTCTACTCGGAGACCGACCTCAGCTACGCCAACGAAGCAGAGAAGTCCGCAGACATCATCACTGCGACTTGGATCGACGACGACCTCAAGGCCAAGAACCGGGTCATCTTCCAGAACCTCAAGTCCCGAGACCAGGCGAAGTTCCGCCCCTTCATGGCCCGGGTAGAGTGGCCCTGTCGTCGGCTGTACACCGTCGTAGAAGACTTCGGGCAATCCCAGGCCGAGGTGAACGACCAACTCCTTGACCTCAGCGAGACCTCCTTGTGAGACACTGGATCGCCAAGAAACCCTCGGAGGACCACCACGACAAGGACGACTGGTCGGATTCCCTTAGCGACCCGACCCGAAGGAAAAACCGTCTCTGGTTCTACTCGGAGGTGACCCCCGAGACGATCCAGGCGTTCGTGACCCAGCTTCACGAGGCCGAGGTGGAAGCTCTGCGGATGGCTTCCGAACTAGGGGTCGCCGACATCCCGGTCCATGTTCACATCCACAGCTACGGTGGGGACGTGTTCTCGGGCATGGCCGCCATGGACGCCATCTTGGAGACTCGGAAACGGGTCCCGGTTCACACTCACATCGAGGGGGCGGCAGCATCAGCAGCCACGCTGATGTCCGTGGCGGGCACCCGGCGGACCATCGGGCAGCACAGCTTCATCCTCATCCACCAGATCTCGTCGTCCTTCTGGGGCAAGTTCGAGGAGTGGAAGGACGAGATGAAGAACAACGACCTGCTCATGAAAACGGTCGTGGACTTCTACGTGGAGCACGCCCGCATGGATGCCCGTCATGTGCGGCAGGTGCTCAAGAAAGACCTCTGGTTCGACGCCAAGCGGGCTCATCGCCTGGGCCTGGTGGATGAGATCCGGTGAAGGTCATCCACGTCGCCAGGGTGCCTCTGGCCGGAACCGTCGCACGTACCGCTCTCCAGTTGATGCACAGCGAGACCCCGCTGTGAGCAGCGGTGGGCAGGTCGCCAACATCTCGAAGGTGTCGCACATCTACGGCGGGGGCCGAGGGCTCGGAAGGGACATCCCTGTGGAGGAGGCCCGTGGTGACCCGGGGTACGGTGATGCCGGGGGACCTGCCCGGTATTTCAAACAGGTGCAGGAGCAGCCAACGATGTCGATGCCCGAAGACCTGATCGACTACCTGACCAAGATGATCGGGACCCCGACCATGCAGGGGCTCTACATGAGCCGCATCGACGACGAGACGCTCCGGGGCTGGAAGAACAACAGCATCCCAGGGCTCTTGGTGGAGGGGCGGCCAACCGCCGCACAGGCCCAGGAGTTGATGAGGGTCCTCATGCCCGGTGCTCACCTCCTTCTCGTGGCTCCCGATGAGGAGCCGACCGGACACACGGGTGCTTGCACCATCGAGGACGCAGGGTTTGAGATCCGTGACGCCATTCTCTGGGCTCGTGAGGGGGGCAAGGCCCACTACGTCCCCAAGTCCAATCGCAAGGAGCGGGAGGCGGGCTGCGAGAACCTCAAGGGCAAGGCCGGACACGAGGCGGTCGAGCGGAAAGCGGACACTGCGGGGCTCAACAACCCCCGGGCCGGGGCCGGTCGGACGGCGGGTCACGTCAAGAACTTCCACCCGTGCCTGCACCCCGATGCTCTGGTGATGACGGAACAGGGGTTCCGTCCGATCTCAGAGCTTGGGGTCGGCAGCATGGTGTATTCGGCTGACGGCCAGTTTCACATGGTCGAGCACGTCAGCCGTCACCCTTACACCAGCGAGCACCTGTACGAGATCTTCGTGCAGGGAACCAACTACACCACGCTGGCGTCGGACAACCACCCGTTCCTCATCTGGCGGCCCGCTCGTAAGGGCAACGCCATCGTGGGCGGAGAGGCGCTCTGGCTGGAAGCTCAGGAGGTCCGCAAAGGCGACTATACGATGACCCCGGTGTTTCCCGAGCCGGACGGAGAGAGCATCGACCTTCGCATCACCCGTGAAAACGTGGCACAGGGGAGTAACCTGTCAGAGTTGATGTTCCTGTTCGGCCTCTGGCTGGCCGAAGGCGTGGCTCATAGGGCGGGCCACGGGTCGAATGTGTACCCCTCGTTCACTCTCAACCTGAACGAGACGGACCTCATCGGGCGAATCGAGACGTTTTTCAGTGGCCGAGGGGTCAACGTCGGAGTGTACCCAAAGGCTGAAGGGGCGTCGGTGCAGGTGGTGGCCTTCGACCCTCGTGTGGGGGCGGAGTTCGTGCGCTTGGGGGGTTCAGGGGCCTCGACCAAGCGGCTTCACCGGGCTGTGTTCGAGTTCCCCGGAGACCTCCGCAAGCAGATCCTTGACGGATGGCTGGCCGGGGACGGCGGACGTGTGCGGACTTGGCGGCAGGGGAAGACGGTGAGCCCTGACCTCGCCTCCCAACTTCGGTTGCTGGGGGAGGCCGCTGGATACAAGGCCAACATGCACTGGTTCGATGCAGAGCCGGGGGAGATTCAGGGTCGTCAATTCAAGGAGACCCTCCCGCATATCCAGCTTCGGTTCTACGAGCGGGACATGGTAGAGAATGGACGGAAGCCTGCCCGCCCCGTGCGGCTGATTCACGATGGGGTCGAATACCGCCTCTGCTACGTTCAAGCCGTCGTGGAAGTGCCCTACGAGGGCGAGGTCGTGAACTTGTCCGTTCAGGGGTCTCCCACGTTCCAGACGGCGGTGGGGATGAGCCACAACACGGTCAAGCCCAAGGAGTTGATGAAACGGCTCCTCTCCGACGTGCCCACCACAGCCGGACCCGTCCTCGACCCGTTCATGGGTTCGGGCTCGACGGGGGTCGCCTGCCTGGAGACGAAGCACGACTTCGTGGGCATCGAGATGGGGGAGGAGTACCTGGAGATCGCCGACGCCCGCATCCGGCACTGGAATCAGGTGGGGAACAAGGGCGCATTTGGTGCCCACGATGCCCCCAACGCCACCATCGTGTCCGACCATGAGCCCCTGCCGGAGGAGTTTGAGCCTTCTGCGGAAGATACCATCTACATCCTATTCGGCGGGGGGGACGAGTGATGGCTGGGGGGTCGGTAGCTGCGAGCATCCTCGATGGCCTCTTTGAGGCGGATCATCGGGCTCCAATCTCGTGGACCATGCCAGCGGTTCCCTCGTTTCATGCTCACCCAAACCTCAACGGCCTCACGCCAGAGAACGTAGTCTCGGGCTTTCCTCGACCGCAAAGGGTACTTATCAAGAAGCTCGACCAACCGGAGGCAGTCGGCTTTGGACTGAATCACCCAGGCCATGCACGGGTTGCTGTTGCCGCTGCGGGTTCGGTCGGGCTTGAGAACGCCGAAACCCGTCTGTCCCCAGATCTCTCGGAGGACGGGGGTGTCATCATCTCTGAGTTTGAGGGCAAAATGGGTGGCGTAATAAGCGCCTCTTTTGCCTTTGTGGACTCGGAAACACCCTTCACCGTCGATGAGCCCAGAGAGCCAGTGGCCGAAAGATGTATCCATCAACTACCTCCCAGACTTGAGGGGAGTATAGGATGAAAACCCAAACCATCACGCTGCGTCTGGGGGACTCACTTGAGATCCTCAAGACGATGGAGGTCGGAGCCGTAGGGGGGGTTGTGACAGATCCCCCCTACGGCTGACTGGCCTTGAGTTCATGGGCAAAGAGTGGGACGCCCCGTGGAAGTACGGGATGTCCGAGCACGGGTTCTCCGATGGTGCAGACCGTCGCCCGGCCCCGAGTTTCACGTCGAGCAGGAACCCCACCTGCCAGGCATGTGGCCTCCGGCAGAGGACCTGGGCAGGGGGTCCCGAGGCGTGCTCGTGTGACGAGCCCGACTTCGACGCCACCATCCACAACATCACCGACCGCCAGAAGTTCCAAGCCTGGTGTCACGTCTGGCTCACCGAGGTACATCGGGTCCTGCCTTCTGGAGGGGTCGTGAAGATCTTCGGCGGAACCCGGATGTTCCACCGGATGGCCCAGGCGATGGCGGAGGCCGGGTTCGTGGACATTGGGCTCGAAGCCTGGTGCTTCGGTTGCCTTTCCGACGACACAGAAATCTTGACCGAGCACGGGTGGAAGCTCGGAATTCTCGTTGAAGAAGGGGAGCGGGTCGCCTGCTGGGATCCCGCAACGGAGGAAATTCGACTGGAGGTCGTCGAACAAGTCACTGTAGTCCCTTTCGAGGGGGAGATGGTGGTTTTCCGCAACGATAACACTGACCAGCTTCTCACCCCGAACCACCGTATCTACAAACGGCATCGGATTCGGGAGATGAAGGATGGTATCCGGGTCTCCACCGTCGAGCCGGACTGGACGGTGGAGCAGGCATCGGCTATCAACAGGTGGAACCCGCTCAAACTTCCCCTGGCTGGCCTGCACGATGGTCCCGGGGCTGGGGGGGAGGATTGGGTGCGGCTTCTTGGCTGGGTTTGGACGGAGGGCTGCTTCGACCAGTCCGGCACCGGGGTCCGCATCTATCAATCATCCGTGAACATGGAGCACGTCGAGGAGATCCAAGCGTTGCTCGACAAATTGGTCCCTGGGCACAAGTGCTACACCAGGGAACGGACGTACAAGGACAGGGCATACACTGAATACTGCTGGTTCTTCTCCGGTGAGATTGCAACCCGAGTGCGGGGGGTGATGCCGGAGAAACGACCGACGTGGGCACTCCTCTGGGATATGAGATTGGCAGAGAAACGGGTTTTCGTGGATGCGGCTCTCAAGGGGGACGGGACGTGCGGCGGTGGGCGCTGGGCCTTCTATCAGAAACACCCGGATGACCTCGTGTGGTTCCAGACTCTCGCCCATCTGATGAACAGACAGGGACGCATCAATTTCAACAAACGGGTCGTTGGTCTCCACATGAATCCGACGACAGAACTTCAGGGTAAACAACTGAAGGCTGCGGAAACGGAGTTCTATCAGGGTGACGTGTGGTGCGTCCGTGTCCCGACCGGAGCGTTTCTCGCTCGACGGAACGATCAGGTGTTCATCACTGGGAACTCCGGTTTTCCGAAAAGTCTCAATGTTTCCAAGGCCATCGACAAGCACCTCGGCAAGGACGGGGAGCGGCCCGTGGTGGGTACGACCCGTGGTGTCTCGGTCGAAGATGACCAGGGCTTCGGTGGAATTGCCCGGGGGGCCGTAGGGGTCAAACAGACCCCTACGGACATCGAGGTTACCGCTGGGGCTTCCGAGGAGGCCCAGCGTTTTGACGGATGGGGCACGGCGCTTAAGCCTGCCTGGGAACCTTTTCTGGTAGGCTACAAGCCGTGAGAGCAGACCTGTCTGGCCCGTACTGGGTCAATCACACCACCTGGGCATGTAGGCGGCACGTCCCCTCGGCCAAGTATCACGCCAACGCCGAGCAGTGCCTCCTCGGGTGCCCGAACATCGTGCGTCCGCCCCTTCAGAACCGGCCAGCCGCCCCGGAGGCCGTCGCCCCACCGGAGCCACCAGTTCTTCCAACCCCGATACCCCAGGTCTCCCGAGACCCGGAGCCACCACAGGAGTCCTGGCGAGGGTTCGGCCAGTTGGACCCCGGGGTCCTGGCCGAACAGAGCTTGGACCACCTGCGGAAGTACGCCGCCAACGTCCTCCAGATCGCCGGGGCCTCGAAGATCCGGGGCGGCAAGACCGCCCTGCTGGAGGTCATCTTGGACCACAGGAAGGCTGCTTGACCTCATGGCACGGGTAGTGTGACCCGTGCTGCCGGTCATCCTGGGGTCTTGTGCGACTGGGTCGCCGAGGAGCGCCAGCACGGCATCGAGGCAGGGCAGGTGTTGGGGGACCTCATGGCCGAGACGTGGGTGTTCACGGACCTCGGCATCTCGAAGGGCATGGAGTACGGCATCAAGCGAGCCGAGGAGAAGGGTCGCCTCATCCGACGGATCCAGCTTGGCCCCAACGGGGAGACCCGGCTCAAGACGTTCGTGTGAGTCGATGAAGGTCATCCACGTCGCCAGGAAACCTCTCGTTGGGACCGTTGCCCAGACGGCCCTCAAGTACGGGACCGGGGGGCTCAACATCGACCGCTCCCGCATCGGAACCTCGGAGAGCCTCGACGGGGGGGCCTACGCCCAGAACCCCTCTCCGAGGCCGAACCCGGAAGAATGGCGGTTCAAGCGTGGTGGGGCTAGGAGCAAGCTCCCGGGGGACGAACGAGAAGGGTCTTCAGCCGGGATGTACCAGCCGGGAAGCCAGGTCGAGGGGGAGTTCCAGCAGCCCGCAGGTCGGTGGCCTGCCAACCTCATCCTCGAACACAAGCCTGGCTGCAAGAAGCTCGGGACACGGAAGGTCGAGGGTCACGTCATCCGCCACTACGAGGGGGACAAGGCGAACCGGGCCTACGGCTTCTACATCGTAGACGAGGAGAACCGTGGGCAGGACCAGAAGGTCACTACGGTCCTTCAGCAGCCGGACATCGTCGAGGACGTGTACGAGTGCGTCCCCGACTGCCCCTGCGTGATGCTCGACGAGCAGGGGGAGGCTTCAGGAGCCCACTCTGCCGGGTTTCGCAAATCCAGTGACCCAAATTACGAGTTCCAGGGGATGACAGTGGCTTACCCGCATCATGGGGGGTGTGCCCGAATCGGTGATGATGGAGGAATTTCCAGGTTCTTCAAACAGGTCGGTGGCAAGCCTATCGACGACCCCTAAATAGGCGAGCACCTTGAGCTTCCTGGGCTGGGACCTCTTTCACGGGGGGACCGCCCGATGCGGACTCTGCAACGCCATCACCTGCGGCATCTGCCCCACGGGTCCATCGTCCGGGTGACCCACAAGGGTAAGCTCTACAGGTTCGCCAAGCTCAATCCTCGTTGGTGGGCTCACACGATGAACCCCAAACTCGGGGTCACCATGGCCGTCATGGAGAACCTGGCCTCTTTGGGCCGGGTCGAGATGCCTGACCTCCCAGACCACCTCCCCGCCGCCCTTCGGATCGAGGTGCTCGACCGTCCCGTCCCGGTTGAATGGGATGCCTATAGCGGGACGTACATGAAGGCCAAGCAGCCCGACGAAGGAGACGAGCAGTGATGAGCACTCCCAACCTGAACGGCTACCGGGACGAGCCCGAGAGCGACAAGCACTGGACGTTCGAGGACGACTTGGAGCCCCGCATGGGGGCCGCCTCGGGTTCCGGTGACATGGACCTCCGGCCGTTCACGAGCCCCCGGCATGACCAGCGGAGCACCTCTAGCTGCGTCGGCAACGCCGTGGCCAAGGCCCTGGAGATCAAGCGGATCATGAAGCACGGGCACGACGCCCATGTGGACCTCTCCAGGCTCGCCATCTACTACCTCGCCCGGGAGTTGATGTTCCCGCCGGAGACCCACATGGACGGCGGGACCTACATCAGCCACGCCTTCGACGTGCTCCGCCGGTTCGGTGTCCCGCCCGAGGAGGACTGGCCCTGGGACACCGACAAGGTGACGACCCCGCCCTCGTGGAGGGCGATGCGGAAGGCGTACCTGCACAAGATCGACTCGTTCTACCGGATCCGGTCTTCGGGCCAGGACCGGGTGGACGCCGTGGTCAAGTGCCTCCAGGCGGGCAACCCGGTGGTGTTCGGGACCAACGTGGATGGCACCTGGTTCGGGTATGGGAAGTCGGACGTTCTTCAGCCGGTGCTCGACCGGGACCGGAGCGGACGGCACGCCACGGTCCTCATCGGGTTCAAGGACGGCAAGTTCATCGGCGAGAACTCCTGGGGCTGCTATGATGACCAGACGGAGGTTCTGACAAGCGTTGGCTGGAAACCTTGGCCCTCCGTCAAAGGTGACGAGGAGTTCGCCACCCTCAACCCACAGGACCATACGTTGGAGTACCAGCAGGCGTCCGCCCATCACATCTACCCCTTCGATGGAGAGCTTCATCGTTTCGTCAGCCAAGGAGTGGACCTGTTGGTGACGCCAAACCACCGGATGTACGTGACCAACCACCACAAGCGTCATCGACCGAACTGGCCCATTATTCGAGCGGATGCCATCGACGGCTCCAGACGGGTTTGTTTCAAGAAGGACGCCGAAAACCCGGTCTCCGATGTGGACAAAATCCGGGTTGCAGGGATGGAGGTCCCTTCAGATCTTTGGTTGGAGTTCCTGGGTTATTTCCTGTCCGAGGGGTCTACCACATCACGGTCTGGCATTCGCACCCGTGAACGCACTCGCTCATACATGACAAAGGGGGGAGTGCTGCGTTGTGGAACCACGGGGCAATTCATCGAGAATATGGATCCGGTCATGGAGGAGCGGAGTTGCTCCTACACCGAATCCTACATCGAGAACTACTATGTCACTGCCCTGAGCCAGGCCGTCGGAGAGGATGCAGACAAGATTGCTGCGTGTACGACCAGGCTGCCGTTCACGTTTGCTGAACACGTTCAACCGGCCTCGGGCAACCGTCAAGCACGTCGAGTGTGGACGTGTCAGGGCAAGCCGTTGTTCGAGGCCCTCCAGGTCTTCGGCAAAGCCCCAGAGAAGTATATCCCAAGGGAGTTCCTCCGGTTGTCCCGGCGTCAGAGCCGTATTTTGCTGGACGGTCTGATGCTTGGTGATGGTACGAGCGAAGGTTCTTGGGTCTACTACACCTCCTCTCGACAATTGGCTGATGATGTACAGGAACTTGCCCTTCGTTCCGGGTACGCCGCCGACATCAGCATTACCGACCGGACGAATCAGCCGGGCTACAATGAGCCTGAGTACGTGGTCGGGATCAAACGAACTCGGATACGACCTGAAGCTCGATATATGCCAATCAGAGTGCCCTACCAAGGCAAGGTCTACTGCGTGACTGTTCCCAACGGTCTGTTGTACGTGCGGAGGAATGGTCAGGCCGTTTGGTGTGGCAATTCGGACTGGGGTGACGACGGCTTCTACTGGATGGACCCGGCCGTGGTCGCCCACAGCGTCAGCAGCAACTTCTGGACGGCCTTGGCCGGTTGGGAGGACTTCCTGTGAGCGCACCGTTCGATCACCTTCTCCGATCCGAGTTCCCCGACATCCTCGGGGACATGCTCCCCGGCCGGGGGGTCGAGTGCGGAGACGGGTGGGTCCCCCTCCTCATGGAGATGCTCCACCAGCTTCGCTGGGTCGGTGAGAAGGCCGGGGTGAGCATCCGCATCGGGCTCATCAAGGAGAAGCTCGGCGTCCTCGCCGTGCAGGGGATCAAGGTCGGCGAAGGAGCTACCGAGGTCGTCCAGAACCTCGTCACGGCGATTGTTCGCCAGGCCGAGGCCCGTTCCTGCACCATTCGTGAGGAGTGCGGGGCCTTCGGGAAGCGGCGGGCCGACCTGGACTACATTCAGACGCTCTGCAACGAGCACTTCACGGCCCACCGTGGCGACCAGGAGGACGACCAGTGCTGACCCGAACCTTGATGGCCCTCGTGACCCTCGTGACCCTCTCCTGCGGGCACCTCAAGCCCCCACCCGTGCCCATCGACCCGGGGGACAGCGAGATGTGCCTCGCCGCCTGCTCCCGCATGGAGGCCCTCGGCTGCGAAGAGGGCAAGCCTCTCGAAGACGGCACCTCCTGTGTGAAGTTCTGCGTGGAGACCCAGGCAGCCGGGCACGCCCTGAACCCCACCTGCCTCTCGAAGATCAACTCGTGCAGCGAGATCGACCACTGCAACGTGAATCGGGAGGGAGGCCGGTAAGGTCTCCCTGTGACTGACGTTTCTCCCCTCCCGCTGGTCTTGGCCCCCGAGCAGGTGCTCTACACCCGCTGCCCGGCCATCACCGAACTCGACGATGACCTCATCCTGCTTGCCCAGCGGATGGTCGCCACCATGTACCTGAACCACGGCATCGGTCTCGCTGCCCCCCAGGTGGGTCGCAGCGTCCGGCTCATCGTCGTGGACTGCACGCCCGAGCGGCTGAGCCCAATGGTTGCCTTCAACCCGACCATCCTCTGGCGGCAGGGGCAGATCGTCATGGAGGAGGGGTGCCTCTCGTTCCCCGGGGAGACCTTCCAGGTGAAGCGGGCGGCTCGCATCGGGGTGGCGTTCATGGGGCTCGACGGGAAACACCATCAGGGGACGGCCGAGGGGCTCTGGGCCGTGTGCATCCAGCACGAGATCGACCATCTGGATGGGGTCACCTTCGACCAGCGGGCGAAGGGGCAGCGAGTCGCCGGCGTCGAGCCTGGCGGCGGTCACGACAGCTTCCACGTCTTGAACAACCTCTCCGTTTCCTCCTCACGGGCAGCAGCGGCTATCTGTCGCTGTAGGGCACCGGACTCATAGCAGGCGTTGTAGGTTCCCGGCCCCATGTCTCCGTGAGGACGGTATCTCCCCGTGTACCCGTGCCGGTCGAACTCGAAGTGGTATTGGCCGAGGTTCTGCCAGGCGGAGGATTCCATCACCCCCTCCGTGCCCGAAGGATGGCCCACAGGCCGAACGGGCAGGCGAAGATCCCAGCGATGACCAGGGTGATGAGGCCGCCGTCCGTGGCCTCCCGATGGATGGAGAGCCCGATACCCCCGGCGATCCACAGGAAGCCGCCAAGGAACAGCGCCCAGCGAGCGAGGCGGGACTCGAACTTCTGCACCGAGTCCATCACGCCACCGCCTGGGGCGTCGCCCACACCTCGAAGTTCCAGTAGCGGTCCGGTCGCCGGTCGATGAGCTTGCGCACGTCGTCCGGGCTCAACGGGTTCGGGCCGCTCTGGATCTCGTTGAACGCCTTGCAGAGGTCGAGGACCCGCTGGTCCGCCGAGCGCTGCATCCGCTTCTGGCCTTCGGCCGTCGTGTAGTCGAAGTTGGGGGTGGTCATCATCGTCTCCCATCTCAGGTGTTCTCGTTGCGGAGGTTGCCTTCCGAGTCGCAGGTGAGGGCGAAGACCCGCATCGGCCCCATGTAGGGGTTGGCCTCGGTGGGGCCGTCGTCGCCCACGATCTTGTTGAAAGCCTCCCGGCAGTCGGCCTCCCCGTCGAACAGGATGATGGCCTCCCCGTCCATTCCCAGAATCGTGGCTTCGTCCCTGGGCAGGAGGGTGGCTTTTTCGACCTCCCCGAACCAGTCCCACTCCTTCCACTGAGGGGGGCATGTCTCAAGGTAGAGCCCCCACTTGCCCGTGCTCTTGCACAGGAGGGCGAAGGCATCGGTGATCCTCATGGCGGTCATGCTCCTTTCGAGCGCATCCAGGCGTGGATGGCCAGCGCAATCACCGACCCGCCCGGGATCAGGAGCATCAGGACCGTCACAGCGACCGGGAACCATTTGCTCTGTGTCAGGGCGACCAGCTTGGCGTTCATCGCTACCCTCCATGCTCACCCCATCAACCCATGGGTCCCTGGGACTAAAAGTGAACCTGGCGTTTTAGTCCGGGCGAGTCGCCGGTTGATGAGGTGAAGACGGAGGAACAGGATGAACGCCCAGTACAACGACACGACCGAGCATCCCGACTTCGTGCCCCGCAACCAGCGGGTCATGTGGCGCAAGCCGAGCGGGTCCCAGCACTGGACCAACCTCTACACGCCCTCGGACGCCTCCAAGGCGTGGGACGGGGCCGAGTGGGCCACGGCCGCTATCGGCATCCGCAACATCCACGATCCCCAGAAGGCCGCCTTCGCCTACGTGGACCTTCGGGTCACCGGGCGAAAGGAGCGCCTGGTCCCGGGCACCGGAGGCATCAGCGGGTGGTGCTTCGGCATGAAGGCCAAAATCACCTTCGACAAGGGCACCGATGACGAGGCCACCATCGACTGCTGGGTGGTCGGGAGTGCCGACTGATGCCCTACCAACCACCCAAGCGCCACACGCCCGAGGAGCTTCGGGCGGCCCTCATCGCCGACCTCGAAGCCGACCTGGCCTTCTCCAAGACCAACGACCCGGACACCGCCGAGTGGGTCGAGTACCAGGCGAAGATCGAGGCCGACCTCGCCAACCTGCGGGCCGGTGGAGCAGACGACCGCCTCGGGTAAAGGAGGTCGTGGACCTCGACCCCCGGACACAATCCCGCCTCGACCGCATCAAAGCCGAGGTGGACATCCTCTCCCTCCTTGAGGGGTTCGGGTTCCACGTCCGGGGCGACATGGACCGGGAGCAGCAGTTCCCGTGCAAGCTCCACGGGGACGGCTCCGACATGAAGCCCTCGGCCCGTGTCTACCCGGAGACCCATTCTTGGTACTGCTGGGGCTGTCAGAAGTCCCGGGACGCCGTCTCCACCGTCCGTGAGGCCATGAACCTCGGGTTCATCGAGGCCATCAAGTGGTTGGAGGACCGGCACAACCTCCCCGCCCTCCCCTACGTCCCGGTGGAGCGACCCAAGGGAGCCGACCAGGTGGTCGCCGAGGCCCTCCTGCGGCCGGACAAGAGCTTCGAGGACGACGCCAAACGGGTTCACACGCTGCTCGACGCCCTCACCGAGGAGCGGGACCTCCCCCTCGAACGGGCGACGGCCTTCTGGGATGCCCATGACCGGATCGTCTACATGGTCACCGGCAAGGGGCAGCATTTGCCAGAGGCCAAGGGCCGGGTAGGGTTGGAGCGGATTCGTACCCGCATTCTCGAAGAGGTCAGGGGCGATTGATCGAAGAAGGCATCCAGCGCTTCAGCGTCACGACCCCCCGGGGGGAGGAGTTCAAGATCCTCCGTCCAACCCCAGTCGGTGACGACCCGTGGGGCATTCTTGCACCCCTGCGGGAGTTGGAGATCGGTGGGCTCATCCCCATCGTGCCTGGGGAGACCATGAGCCACGCCTTGCACGGGAACCACCTCCCCCTGCTCCGGGTCCTTGGGAGGCCACCGCACGCCCAGTTGAAACAGATCAAGGCCGACATGACGTGTCGCCTGATCAAGACGTGCATCACGGCCGACCGGGCCATCTGTTTCCCGTGCCAGAAGATGCCCCACTGCTACGAGCCTCCCGGCTACAACTTCGAGGAGGGACGGGTGGTCGAAACCGTGCTCCGGGCCTGGGTGGACGGCAGGTACGTGGTGGTCGTCGAGGGGCCGGAGTTCTCCTTCTGAGTGGGTAGAGGTAACGACAGGCTGGAGGCTTGTTGATGGATTTTCTCGACTTCGTTGAGGACGCTCGGACGGTCAAGGTGCCCAAGTTTCCGTGGATGGACGAGTGCAAGTTCGTCCTGGGCACGGAGGCCAACCTCACGGAGATCATCGATCACTGCCTCCAGCACCCCCGGGTGGCTCTCGACCTGGAGACCAGCGGCCTCGACAACCGGGTCTTCGACGGCAAGACCCGAGATCACATCGTCGGGGCCTGCCTCTCTCCAGACGGCAAGACCGGCTACTACATCCCCATCAGGCACAAGGTCGGCAAAGAGCACAACGTCTCCTGGTCCCTGTTCGTGCGGGAGTTCAGGCGGCTCGAAATGGCCTGCCTGGACGGCAAGCTGACGTTCATCTTCCATGGGGGGACCTTCGACCAGGAGTTCCTCGTCTTCAACGGCAGCGCACCCCTCGGTGAGGAGTGCTGGGACCGGGCCTCATGCTGGGACGACACGGAGATCGAGGTCTACATGCTCGACTCCCGGCGGAAGGACAAACGCCTCAAGTCCCTCTCCATGGAGGAGTTGGGCATCCGCCAGTTGGAGCTTTCCGACCTTTGGTCGGAGGAGGAACGGAAAGAGCCAGGCTGGAGGCCGGACTTCTCGACCCTCGACCCGACGTGGGAGGGGACCCTCCTGTACGGCGGCGGCGACGGGATCTCCACCTGGAGGCTGGACGAGAAGTTCCACAAGCAGGTGGTGAACCCGGATAAGTTCGGCCACAACCTCAAGAGCATCTATGCCATCGAGAAGTCCTGCGTGGCCTCCACCCGCTGGATGCGACGGAACCGCCTCAAGATCGACCGGGAGAAGGTCATCGAACTGGTCAAGCTCGGCCAGCGGGAGTGGTTCGACTCGGTCATGGAGGTCTACAAAGCGGCTGAGTCCATCCTTGGCCGTGATGTGATGCCGGGCTACTACAAGTGGCTCAAGGACACCTTCGTCCCCGACGACCCGAACAACCTCAAGGAAGAGCAGTTGGAACGGGCCAAGTCGGTGTACCGGACCAAGTACCCTGACCCGGCCGAGAACGTCCAGAAGGTCGTCGGGAAGGCCATCTTAGATTTCCCCTACGTCTATGACGTGAACAGCGCCCAGCAGTTGGGAAAGCTGTTCCAAGAGATGGGTGTCCCAGGGCTGCGGTTCACGGAGAAGTCCGGCCAGGTGATGACGGCCAAGGACGAGATCGACCGCATCGTGGAGGAGACGGGGGACCGTTTCCCGTTCATGCTCAAGGTCAAGCGGTTCCGAGAGGTGGACAAGGCCCTCTCGAACTACCTGCTCCCGATGCTCAACGAGTCCGAGCCCTCGGACAACACGGCCGCCATCAAGTGGCGAGCCCACAAGATCGACACGGGGCGGTTCTCCACCCCTGCGAAGGACAAGAACTTCATCCGGGGCTGGCCCCAGATGAACCTCCAGAGCCTCCCGGCGACCTACGACCCAAAACGGCCTGAGTGCATGACCCGGCTGCGGGAGTGTGTGGTGGGCCGGGATGGCAAGTTCGTCGTGGCCATCGACTTCTCCGGTGTCGAGCTTCGGTTGGTCACCAACCTCAGCCGGGAGCCCAAGTGGTTCGAGGAGTTCTTCCACTGCTCGACCTGCGACCGGAAGTTCAGCAAGGGAGACGGCACCTGCACCCCCGATCCCCCACCGCCCCGGTGTCCCAACTGCGGTTCGGACAAGATCGGGGACATCCACACGCTGACCGGCATCTCGGTCTACGGGGCCGATGCCCTGGACAAGCCGGAGTGGAAGCAGCTTCGCCAGCGGGCCAAGGGGGCCAACTTCGCCCTGAGCTACGGCGGGGGCGGTTCCGCCGTGTCCCGTTCAACTGGGTGCGACAAGAACGAAGGCTGGCGGATCAAGCGTTTGTTCGACGAGTCCTACCGGGTGTTGCGGTCCTGGTGGGGAGCCCAGCACGCCTTCGCCCGGCAGCGAGGCTACGTCCTCACGGCCTTCGGCCGGAAGTACCCGGTCCCCGACATCCTTCACGCCGACGGGGGCTTCCGAAGCAAAGCCGAGCGCAACAGCGTGAACGGCCCCATCCAGGGGTCCTCGGCGGACATCACCAAGCTGGCGATGGCGCTGATCTACAAGGAGGTCAAGAAGCGGGGCTGGCTCAGCAAGTGCCTCATGGTCATCACGATGCACGACGAGTTGGTCTTCGAGATCGACGGGGACATTCTCGAAGAAGCCATCGAGATCATCATGAACATCATGTGCCGGAACCAGTTCATCCTGGCACAGAAGTGGCCCGTTCCTCTTACTTCCGACGTGGAGATCGGATACGATTGGTCCGTCCCTTGGAACCTCGACGCCATGAGGGCGGGCGAAGTCCGGTTTCACGGCAACAAAAAGGTCAAAAACAAGGACAAGGCGGAGGCGATGGGCCTCGACTGGGACACCCTCCCGACGTTTCCCGATGTCCTGGCTCCTCTGTTCCAGCGCAAGACCCTGGCGGACCCGCCCCCGAAGACCTCCAGCACGGAGAGCCCTCCGCCCGGCAGCCCTCCCCCGGCCGGTCCTCCGCCATCAGAGGAGCCCCTGTCCGAGTCCAGCGAGCCAGAAGAACCCCCGGTTTCGCCGGAGGCGGTAGCGGCCCGGCCTCGACCTCCCAAGCTCCGAGCCGGGGAGGTCTGCGAATACCGGCTCTCGGTGCCCCTGCATCACAGGCTGGTGTTCACGGTAGCTGACGTGATCCGCATGTGCTCGAAGGGGGGCACGAAAACGCTGCGGCTCATCAGCAGGAATGGGGTGGTGCTCAACGATCTCCCCGAGTGGAAGGACTGGGTAGGAGATGAACCCATCCTGGTGAACGAGACCCAGTTTTGGCACCTCGCCCAAGCACATGGTCTCTGATCTCGGTACTGTGCCGATGGGCAGCGCCCTATTGTAGGGGGCTTGGTTGACCCCCCCCAGGCGGACAGGAGCCGAGAACGATGATGAGACCCATCCGGGTAACCGGCGACGACGGCAAGGAGACCACCTTCGCCTGCATCCACTGGCGGAACTTCCCGACCAAGTTCGCCAGCGTGACAGAGGACCCGGAGTCCCTGCGTGCTCGCAAGGTCATGTCCGACACGGAGTACCAGCGCCATCAGGTCTGGCAACGGGAGTGCGGGATCCTGAAGATGGACGAGAGCAAGTGCCTTCAGTGCCCTCACGTCCGTCGCCTGGAGATCGTGCCCCACCAGGTCCCCAAGCTCGTCACGCTCGACGGCAAGGAGTGGACTCCGGCCATCGACATGGCATCCTCTGGGGCTCTGGCGGCGTTCCGGCGGCAGAACATGCCTGCCTCGGCCCGGAACGAGGCCATCCAGGCTCGGGCGGCCGGACACAGCCCCGAGCCCACCAAGAAGGGGTAACCCCGTGCAGGACTACCTCCAAGACTGCATGGAGGACTTCAGGAGGAAAGCCAGCCTCACCACGGCCGTTTCCCCCTCCGAGTTCAAGGAGCTTTGGTGTTCGAAGTGCCAGCAGGCGTGCGTGAATGCCCGTTTCGGCGACCCGTTCGTCAACCGCATCGCCTCCCAGTTTGACCGGCTGACCCGACCCAACCAAGCGGACCCCCACCAGCCCAAGTACGCCAGCATCGTCGCCAGGGAGTGGGCCGACATGACCCGAGAGGCCCTCAAGCTGGAGGTGGCCGACCGGCGGGGCGACTGGGAGGTCCCCGAAATCGACATCACCGACGGGACACCGCAGGTGGCGACCCGTGGTGGCACCTCAGTCGTGGACCAGGCCGTCCGCAACCTGGCCCAGGCCCAGGGAAGGAAAGCCCCGGAACTACCAGAGGTCCCCTCGGACGATGAGGAATTCTCCAGGGATGCTGCGGCTTTGCTCGAAGAGAAAAAGCCTGAGCCGGTGCCACCCAGGCCCCCAGCGCCCCAGCACTCCAAGAAGAATCCGAGCTTCCGCCCTTCCCAGAGGGGGAACGCCCCGGCCCAAGAGGGTATGTTGGACGGAAGTCCCATCCCGAACCAGGAGCCAGAAGACCCCTGGGCAGCCCCACCCAGCACAACGGAAGTGCGGCGGAAAGTTCAGCCAGGGGCGGTCATCAAGTTCGGGGCCGGAGGAGAGATCGCTGATGACGGATGAGATGCAGTTCGAGCCCCCGGTCGCCTCCGGGCTCTCCACGCTCCTCGACCGGATGGCCAAGGAGGTCCCAGAGCTTCGGGCGGTCATGGACGGGGCCAAGCGGGGCGAGATCTCCGAGCAGGACGCCATGGCCGAGATGCTCCGGCTTGTTCAAGAGAAGCCAGAGCTTTCCGTCAAGATGATGGAGTTGGCAGCCACGGCGTTCCAACCCGCCCGTGAAGCCCCGATGGTCCCCCAGGTGCCGCCCGACCTCAAGGAGATCGGCGACGAGGCATTCTTCACCGGCGTGGGGCTCCCACAGATGAACCCGCTGGTCGAGGCCGCCATCGCCGAGCGGCTCCAGTTTGACGGCGACATCCCCGAGCTTCGGCATGGCCCGTTGCCCCCGGGGGCGACTCCAGCCTTGGCGGTGAAGACGAACGCCAAGAGCCCTGTCGCCATCGGAGAGATGATGAGCAGGGCATCGGCACGGGTGGCCAAGGCCCTCAAGGAGGCGGAAACCCGGAAGAACGAGGCCCTCGAACGGATCGCCGAGTCCCAGGCCCTCACCAAGGTGGAGGACGGTGGGACCGCCCTCACCCAGATGGCGTGGGGGTCTGCCGAGACCGACCTGGCCGAGTACCGCAGGGGTGAGGTTCCTGCCCCGGTGGCTGTCCGAAGGCCAACAGGCAAGAAGATGGGCCTGATGACCAAGGAGCAGCAGCAGGAGCACGCCTGGCGGTTCCTCTCGACCACCCAGGGGCGACGGACGGCTATGGAGACCTTGCGGTCCATCATCTTCGACCACCTGACCGCAGCAGGGATCGATGTCCGTTTGCGGGAGTACAACCCCAGCGTGAGGAAAGCCCCCCTGGCTTTCCACCAGTGGGACGTGAACCTCACCGGCCGGGGCTCGGTCCAGCCTGCCTTCAACGTCATCGACACGGCCGGGAAAGCCATCGCAGTGGCGCTCGAACGCCGGGCCAAGATGGAGGAGGAGCTTCCCAACCCCCTGTTCTTGGAGGTCATTCCCGTGAACACGGTGGATGTTCGGGCCGTGGGTTGGGCGGCTCGTTTAGTCCCCTGACCGGGTAGGTAGAGGGGCAAGGAGGCGTTCATGAGCCAACACACTGCCCTGGACCTCATCGAGGCCATCAATCATGCCCGGTCTGCCAGGAAGTGGGTGGTCCTGGTGTGTCCGAACGACGACCAGTTGATGGAGGTCCGCCGGGGTCTGGCGGCGGCCCTCCAGCCGGAAGACCGTTTCTCCGGGCGGACGGCCACCCTGGATGGCGGCGGGACCATCTCCGCCGTGAGCCAAGAAGACGAGCCTTTCCAGCCTGATGGCCGAGCGATCTCGGTACGGTTCATGGGCGTATGGAAAACCACGACCGGGATGGACAAGTGGCGCAAGGTGGCACAGGAAGTCCTCTGACAGAGCACAAGCTCTGGACCTTTCTCATCCGAGGCGGAGAGCCCCTCGAACTTCTCATGCCCCGCACGCCCCGGCTGGAGCACAACGGGGGCACGACCATCTGGAAGATGGTCGGGACGGTTCGCATCGCCGAGTCGATCAAGCTCCTCGTCGAGGAGGCCGGGGCGTCCGTTGATCTTCACACCGAGGTTCAGACGGAAGAGCAGACCGCCGAGCGTCGGCGACTGCTGGGGATTGAGGACTGATGCCGATCTACGAATACAAGTGCTCGAAGTGCGGGCATTCTTTCGAGTCCATGCAGAAGATGTCCGACCCGAATCCTCCTTGCCCGGCTCCGGCTGGGCTTCCGGGTACAAGCCACCCGAACGGGGTCTGGGCGGATTTCTGGGCTGAGGCCAAGAAGAACTTCGAGGCGGGGAAGAAGACGCCGTACCCGGCTGCACCGACCTGGATGGATGTCGGACCGGAGTACGAGCACAACGTCATCCATATGGAGGGGGTGGACTCCTCCAAGTGGAAGTCCACCAAGAAGACCTTGGCCGACTGGCTCAGCGAGTCACCGGGGCCGTGTGGTGGGGAGACGGCGAAACAGATCAGCAGATCGAGCTTCCACCTGAAAGGCTCCGGGTGGTACGCCACGGACTACAAGAGGTAGCCTGGCCTCGGTAGGCAGCCTATAACCCGAGGAGGGTGAGGGCCGACAAGACCGCCCACCAACGGAGCCATCACGTCATGAACAAGACTGCCGCACTGGCTGGAAAGCTGCTCGATGCAGCCACCGATCCCAAGCTCGCCAACCAGGTCATGCCGAAGGTGGCCCGGCTCCTGAAGCAGGGCCATCCGGTGCAGGCGACCGTTCACGAGTCCTCCAAGACGGCGGAGGCGGACAAGCAGGCGATGGCCCAGGCGGCTTTCGCCGCCTGGGCCATCGCCCGGGGCAAGACCTACACCGAGAACGAGTGCAAGGCGATGCTCGACCGCCTCGGCGTACCGTTCGTGACGGCCGAGGAGGGGAAGGCCAAGCGCAAGAGCGGTCCTCTGGCGGTCGGCGAGACGGTCTACCCCGACCGCAACCAGAACACCAACGAGCAGAACTCCGACGCCTGCCGCAAGTACCACCTCCAGATCGGCCAGGTGGAGAAGGTGGAGCGGGACGGCGTGGCGGTCCGGTTCGAGGACAACAGGCTCGTGCGGTTCGAGGGTGGCAACACCCCGGGCAAGGACATCGGCCTTTACCGGGGCACTCCGGCCAACGTGGTCGAGCAGCGCCCCACCGGCAAGGCAGCCGTCGAGATCGTGTACATCTCCGACAAGAACGCCAAGCCCCCGACGAAGACCCAGGTGGAGCAGGTGCTCGACTACGTGGAGAAGGGGGAGGCCCGGGGTGAGAGCCGCAACAAGGCGTACTACACCGGCCTGGCGCTCAAGCAGTCCGAGGGGAAGAACGGCTACTACTTCACCATCTTCTCCCAGCAGCGGGATCGATTCCCCCGCAGCATCAACCCCCGGAAGGGCACCGTCCTCTACATCGGACGCCTCGGAGGTCGCCCCGGCGGCTGGATGAAGGAGTACGAGAAGATGGTCGCCGGAGTCCAGAGCGAGTAGCCCTACGCCGCCCTCGGCTTCCCCATCCTCCAGCGGAGACGGTTGAACCAAGAAGCCCGGTTCAGGGCGTCGTAGACCTTCATGGTCATCACGACATCGCCCATGGCCGTGTGCGCCCCGACGATGGGGATCCCCAGGAACTCGCAGATGCCGCCCTCCTTCGAGAGGGAGAGCTTCTCCAGCCCGAGCGGGCGGAGGTGCTCATAGGCGAGCCCCACGGTGTCGATCTTGTGGTAGGGCAGGCGGAGGGGGACCGTGTTGCCGTCCCTGTCCTTCTGCGTGAGCCCTGCCCGGAGGACCATCTGGCCGATGAACCCCATGTCGAAGGCCGGGTTCTGGCCGATGATGGTGCAGTTGTCGATGAAGTCGGCGATCTGACGGGCCGCCTCATCCGGGTGCATCCGGTCTGCGGACCCGAGGTCATCTCGGGAGAGGCCGTTGACCTTGAGGGCGTACTCGATGCCACCAGCCCACGACTGCCGGTTGAACCCAGGGAGACCCGCCGCCCACGGCGGGGGCTCGTCGAGGTACAGGGCACGGACCTTGATCTCCAAGGTCCCGGTGACCCGTCCGGTGGCGTCCCGCTTCACGGCGGCGAACTCGACGACCTCGTTCACTACGGGGTCCAGGCCAGTGGTTTCGCAGTCCAGAAAAACTTCAGGCTTGTCGATCAGCCGCATGGGGGCATCCTCCAGGGTTGTGGGACTTGGCGAAGTTGCAGTTGTGGCAGAGGATCTGGAACCCTTCGGGGAAATCGTTCTCCACAAGCCAGCGGTAGAACTTGGTGGACCCAATCATTTTTCCTCCGCCCAACTGGCGACGATGCTCATTACCCCTTCCGCCCACATGATCAACCGTGAGGAACGCCGGTTCCCGCTCCCCGCAGCAGACGCAAAAGCCGCCGTAGGCCCCCAAGACCTGCTCTCGCCGCCTCTGGTGCCGCTCCTTCGCATACCTTCGGTTCCTTTTCCGCACCTTCAGGGCTACGTCCGGGTATTTTCGAGCTTCGACCCGCTGACGATTCCTACAGGATCTACAGAGGGTGTCGTGCAAGTAAAATGGTCCTGGTGCTTTGCAGTTGCGGCACAACCCATCCCAGGAGGCTTTCCGCACAAGTTGACTTTTCAGCGGGTCTCCATTTGCCCGCCAACGGCCATAATGAAACACGCACCAGCCTCGTGCCCGAGAAGGGCGGTCGCATCCTTCAATGGAGCAGGTCTTCATGGCCGTCATCATCCTTGACACTGTGGTTGTTGTCAAGTATCGAGGAACACAACACCACCTCAAACTTTGGCCTTTGGTGAAACTTTGGACGGGGCCTCATTTGGCGTTCGGGTAGGGTAGAGAGTTTCGAGGACGGAGGCCCGAGGCATGAGCAAACAGCGCACGTACAGGGAGCCGCTGGATCCGGTGTGGTCCTCGACCCTCCTGTCTGTGCCCTCTACCCGCACCCCCGACAAGACGGTCGCTCAGGATCTCCAAGAGCTTCGGGCCGCTTTCGAGGAGACCGTGGCGGAGGCCCAGAAAGTGCTGGATGACCACCCGTTCTCCGAGGTCATTGCCACCGAGGCAGCCCGCCGGGCGGGGCGACGTGGGGAAGCGGGGTTGGTCGTGGAGGCCGACGGGCAGGTCTATCTGGAGATCCGCTACCACACCCAGAAGGCAGCGGCCGACCCCAAGGCCCCAAGAACGTGGTCCAGCGACCTCCCCTCCATCAAGGATCTTCGGGACGAGGCGACATCCCTCGGCATCGACCCGGCCCAGTTCGGCAGGTCCAAGACACGGCTGAAGGCGGCCATCGACGAGGCCAGAGCCCAGGCGTCCAGGCCGAAGATGGTTAAGACCGGGGTTGCCGTGGGACCTGTCACGGTCTTGAATCCCTCCAAGAGCCCCCTCACCGAGGCCGCCGAAGACGTGGACATCCACGACCTTCTCGCCGACTAGCCAGCGGTTTCCAGCCTATAGCCGACCCCAGGTGTAGACGCTGGGAGCGGTAATGGCCGAGTGGTGGTTCAACAACAGCGGGCAGAACATGCTCCAGGGCATCCCGGGAGATGAGTCCAACCCGGCCCTTTTGCCCGACGAGAAGATCGCCTCGTTCTTCGACCGGATCCCCGAGGCGAGGGCGAGCTACCTGCGTCTCCGCACGGGCCTCCCAGAGGCCGAGCGTGAGCGGCTCGACACCCTTCTCCGCATGGCTGATGGGGTTGAACTTGACCCGGTGGTGATCTCCGACGCCATTCAGAGGAACTGGAACCAGGCTGGAGTACGGACGGCAGGGAAATACGGCGGGACCCGTCGTGGGGGGAACAGGTGATGGACGAGCCCGACCTCAAGCCCCCAATGCAGAGCAAGAAGTTCGTGGCGTTCCTGGTGTCCGAGGTCACCTGGAAGGTCATCGTGGGGCTCATTCTCGTCCTGGGGATGAAGAATGCCAGCGTGGACCTCATGGTGGGGAGCATCATCCTGGCCTGCGTGCTCATCGCTGGGTTCGTCGAGGTGACTTATATCGGAAAGCAATCGGATTTGGACAAATATACCCGTTTGGCTATGATGGGCATCAAGGAAACAGCCTCCGGGTTGCGAGGCAAGGAGCCATCTGATGCCAAAACGGTTCGACCTGACAGGGAAAATGTTCGGGAGTAGAGCAGTGCTGAAGAAGGTGGACATTCCCGGGCGGCAGGCCCACTGGCTTGTCCGCTGCTCCTGCGGGCGTGAGGATGTTGTCCCCTCGCAACGGCTACGCAACGGTCTTGGCAAATCTTGCCGGGACTGCGGTTCTCGTGGCAACCGCCTGATCGACATCTCGGGTCGATCTTTCGGGTCTTGGACAGCCCTGCACTGGAACCCGGACAAGGACGGTTGGGCTGTTCGGTGTTCCTGCGGGAACCTCTCCACGGTAAAGGGATGTGACCTCCGAGGAGGTCACAGTACCCAATGTAAGGTGTGTTCTTCTCGGAAGTATGACTACAAGATGGATCTCACCAACCCGGATTGGTGTTGGTTGTTGGGCCTTTTTCACGGAGACACGCCCGATACAGAATGGGGCATGGGGGGTCTTTGGACTTTGCCTGCAAGCCCAAAGACCGCCAGGCCGAGATCCTCAAGGGTTTGAAATCGGTTGGGTTGATGGGTGGGATCCACCAGAACCGGAACGGGGTCCGGGTGTTCTCCACAACGCTGGCTCTGGACTTTTTGCGGTTCAAGGTTTGTGGCGTTGGCCATGAGTCCTGGGTTTTTGACGAGACACCCCTACACAAGGGCGAGTGGGTGGCTGGGCTTCTTGACGCTGACGGGTCAGTGAGACCCGACGGAAACATTCTGTTCTACCAGAAGCCGCATGGCGGCCTGGGTCTGCTTTGCGGCATCCTTGACGAGTGGGGGGTTCTCTATACACGCAAACCACAGAGGGGCCGTAACTTGGAGGTCGTGCGAGTGCGGAAACAATCGGTCCCCTTTTTTGCGAGACGGGTACGCCCCCGGTTCCTTCCGAAGTACACCCGCCTCGCTCAGATCGCCGCCAACAACGGGCACAGCTTGAAGCTCAAAGGTGCCGAGTTCACGAAGGACGTGCCGGTAGGGACTTCAGACCGGAACGAGCCTGAATCTCACGGGTAGAATGAGGCCGGAGAACCGTATGCGACTTGCCCTCTTGGCTCTTTTTTGCGTGGTCCTTGCCCTCCCGACGGGAGGATGCGTGGCCACGTCCGTTCGGTTGTCGAAGGTGTTGAAGGCCGAGTTGCAGTGGTTCACATCGGCGGCCGTTCAGCAGGCCAATCACCTCCAGCACTTCGTCGCAACCCACCCCCAGTGTAAGTGCGATGAGGGGAACACCAGATTCCTCGACCCTCAGTGCCAGAAAGCCGCCAGGGCTCTCCTGACGGCCCTGCACCGAGCCCCCTGGCACCGAGACATGGCGTTGTACAACGCCGGTCTACTGGACGTGCGGCCCCCCAAGGAGCCTCCGGTCATCCCTGACCCAGCCCTTCTGTGTGAGGGCGGAGAGGTGGACTGATGGACTTGCAAGCCCTGGTCAATACCCTGCTGCCCATCCTTGGGCAGGTGGGGGTGGACCTCCTGACCAAGGAGGTGGGGGATCTCACGGCAGACGCCAAGGAGCCCTGGAAGAAAGCCATCCTCGGGCTCGTCGCCAACGCCGTACAGACGTTCGGACCCCAGGGGGTTCAGGTGGCCACCGATGCCATCAATGACCTTCTGAATGGGGAGCAGCCGGACATCTCGTGGGCTGACCTGGATGTGGCCAGTGACATCCTTACCCACATGCAGAACGCCGAAGCAGACCGGACCACAGCCGCCAAGGACTTCCTGGCCAAGGTAGGCAAGGTGCTGGGAATGGTCTTCGGAGGTTTCCTCAAGGGGCTACTTGCCGCTGTGTGACCTGAAGGAGAAGAAGATGAGCTACCGTCCGCCACATTCACGTATGCGGGAGATCAAGCAGCGGGCCGTCCCCGAGCGGGGACGACTCGCTTCCGCTGCCGTCGTGCAGCCCGCCAACGTCGAAGAGGCGCTGAAGACCGTCTCCGAGCCTGCGCCGGAGGCACCGCCCGAGCCGAAGCCGGAGCCGGATCCCATCGTGGACGAGGCCCCGGGGGACGATGCCACCCCTCAGCCCGAAGATGACACCGACACCACCGAGGTCAGCCTGGACATGAAGCGGGACGAACTCAACACCGTCGCCGTTTCGCTGGGGGTCGAGAACCCCGACAAGCTGCCCAACAAGCAGGCGGTGATCGATGCCATCAACGAGGTGAAGGGGGGGAGGCTGACAGGAGGAGCCTAGTGAGCACCCCCTCTCACATGAGGGTGCATAAGTACATCCCAGACCGACTTTTCGGGTTTTGTGTCGATGATTCGGGCAACCAGGTGTTTTTCCACCTCGCTGTGTTCCACCCGGGTGCTGCGACCATCAAGCGATGCCGGAAATGTCCGTCGGAGGGGTGTTCTTGGGTTGATGCACCACCTCCACCCATCTTGGGTGAAGAGGTGGAAGTCACGCTCGACAGCACCAACCCGCCCCCCGAGGGGCGTGCCCCCAGAGCAACCCGAGTCGAGCGTGTTTCGGAGCCCTCGGCCGTTGAGGGCCTCGTAGACATGTTCGACGCCCAGCGAGGTTTCGGGTTTGTCGTCGGTGAGGATGGGGTCTCCTATCACCTCCACACCAGCGAGATCCTCGACCACAAAATCCCGCTGAAGGGGCAGACGGTCATGTTCTTCCCGGGTGTCCGTCAAGGACGCCCCAGGGCGTGCCATGTGAAGGTGTGCGGATGAGCGAACCTGCAAAGAAGGGCCTGAACGACAAGGGCCTCATCGACGAGAACACCAAGAACGTCAACGTCGGTGGTCACAAGGAACTGGTCAGAGAGGGCCAGAACGCCTTCGGTGGCAAGAACCCGGTGGGGCTCTACGTGCCGATGTCGGAGGACGAGCAGGAAGTCCTCATGCGGCTTCAGGAGTCCCAAGATCTCCAACTGGTCATCCACGGCTGGGGGACCATCCCCAACCCGGTGATGGTCGTCGGGGACCACAGGGTTGGTATCAAGTTCCGCATCACCTTCAAGGGTCTCCTCGTCGCCCAGCCGCTTCCGTACCTCGACCTGGAACTGAAGCTCGGCAACGGGATGTCCATCTATCGGGACCGCAAGCCCACCCTGATCGACAACAAGCCCATCATGATCTCCGAGGGGATGCACCTCGATCTCCAGTGGGACATCGCCATCCGGCACATGGAGCCGGAGTTCGTCCGGCTCATCAAGCCGGGGGCCACAGGGCTCACCAGTCGCCGCCAGGACAAGGACACCAAGGAGATGACGGACCTGGGCAACATGCGGCTCGACGTGGGCCGCCAGGCCCTCCTTCGCAAGGTGGAGGACGGCCAGCGAAGGGTGCGGAAGATGGATGAGGTGGAGGCTATCCGGGCGTCAGCCTCCACCGGCGAGAAGCTGGTCAAGACCAAGGACGGCGTGGAGTACAACCCCACGGGGTCCTGAGCCGGTAGCTCTCCTATCGCCCATCCCAGGGTGGGGCGGTGAGGAGAATTCCGTGAGCCGAATCGAGCAGAGACGGGCCAAAGCGGAGATGTTCAAGCTGGCGTGCGGAGCCCGTATGTCGCTCTCCGATCCGCTCTTCAACTTCCGTGAGATCGCCAAGCAGTTGCTCCTGCTGGAGGACCACCTCCTGCACGCATCCAAGCACTGCCCCGACTGCATCCGCAAACACCTCATGACAGTCGAGGCCCTGGCCGAGGAGGCCACCAGCCTCGACTCGAAGGGGGAGTACACGGAGACCTCGGAGCGCCTGGCCGAAGTCGGCCGGGTCTGGCTCGAACGGGTCATCGACTCGGAGCCCTCCGAGTGGGCGGACGTGGGCCAGCAGGTGAGGGCCATCCGCAAGGAACTGGTACAGCAGGTCCACGACCCCAGGGGTCCTGCCGAGAGGGTTGCATCGCTTCACCTGGCCCGGCACCGACACGTCCACTGATCCCCTGGTAGCGGGTATGGTCGCTCGGGGTCACGAGGAGGCTGCCATGCCGAGAGGGAGCATCGAGGTCATCACCGGCTGCATGTTCAGCGGTGGTTTGCCTATACCCCTCCGAGGGTGGAGGTGCTCGATGGGGCGGAAGCTGTCAGAGGAAACCAAGGAGAAGATTCGTCAGGCCAAACTCGGCGTAAAGCTGAGTGCCGAGACGAGAGCCAAGATGTCCGAGGCCCACAAGGGCAAGTCGCATCCTCATTCCGGGGCCTCGTTTAGGGGTAAAAGCCACACCGAACAGGCCAAAGCCAAGATGTCCCGAGAGCGGAGGGGTCGGGCGGTATCGGACGAGGCCAAAGCCAAGATGTCGGCTGTCCGGGCGGGCATACCTAAGTCCGAGGAGACCCGACAGCGCATGTCCACCCATCGACAGGATGCTGATCATCCCGCCAACAAAGCACGATCAGAAGCGACCTCAAGGTCGAATGCACGGCGGAACATCGAGGGCTCCGGCTTCCACGTCAAGGGCCACTATGATGCTGTGAAGGCCAAGAACACGCCGGTGGCATACCGCTCGGTCAGCATCGAACTAAGACTGATGGAGCAGTTCGATGCTGACCCCGAAGTGGTGGAATGGCAGTCCCCTGCCTGTATCCGCTACCGGGATACGAGAGGGGTGGCCCGGATCACGCTGCCGGACTTCTTGGTGACCTACCGGGACGGTTCGCAGAGGCTCATCGAGGGCAAAGGCCCCCATCTGCTGAAAAGATACCTCAACAGCGAGAAGTTCCATGCTGTCCGGGCGTGGTGCATGGAACGAGATATTCCGTTTTGGATCGTCACGTCTGGACCTCATCCAGATTACATCCATCAATGGTCGGAGGTCCCATGGCCGGACGCATAGAAGTGATATGTGGGTCGATGTTCAGCGGGAAGTCCGAAGAACTGGTCCGCCGTCTTCGCCGGGCCAGGATCGCCCGGAAGGCCGTTCTGGCCATCAAGCACGCCGCCGACGACCGCTACCACCCGGAGAAGATCGGGTGCCACACGGGGGAGACCTTCGAGGCCAGACCCTACAAGACCGTGGCCGGGATCGAGAAGGCCGCCCGTGGGGTCGAGGTGCTGGGCATCGACGAGGCCCAGTTCTTCGGGGCCGACCTCATCCCCTTCTGTGAGCAGTGGGCAGGAGCGGGGGTCCGGGTCATCGTCGCCGGGCTCGACATGGACTCCGAAGGCAAGCCCTTCGGTCCCATCCCGCACCTGATGGCCATCGCCGAGAGTGTGACCAAGCTCCATGCCATCTGCGTCACCTGCGGGGAGGAGGCTTCCTTCTCCTTCCACAAGGGTAAGAAAGAGGGCCAGGTCGAGGTCGGGGCTGACCAGTACGAGGCCCGTTGCCGGACCTGTTGGAGAACTCGATGACTGGAACAGCAGGACAGGCCGCCTACGAAGCGTACTGCAAGACCGTCAACCATCAGAACCTCCAGCCCTGGGAAGCCCTGTCCATGGACATCCGGGCTGGGTGGGAGGCCGCTGCTCAGGCGAACTCGGAGGCGGATGACCCGCAGACCATCCGTGAGTGGCAGAAGGCCATCCACGACTACGCCAAGGCGAAGGGCTGGTGGGACCCGGAAAAGCCCCGCACGTTTGGTGACCTCTGCGCCCTGTTCCACACAGAGATCTCCGAGGCGTTCGAGGAACATCGCAACGGTCACGGGTTGACTGAGGTCTATCAGAACGAGGACAAGCCTGGGAAGTGGGAGGGGGTTCCCGTCGAGCTTGCGGATCTGGTCATCCGGGTCTTGGACTTCGCCGAGTGGGCGGGCATCGATCTGCAAGAGGTCATGGCCCGTAAACATGCCTACAACCTGACCCGCAGCTACCGTCATGGAGGAAAGAGAACATAGGTTG